TAAAACAATTGTGCCGCATATTCATCCGCAGCATATAACAAATGTGCATCATAAGCATTTCCAGCATGTGCATCAATATCCACACACTTATTCTAGTTACGATCCTGTTACACACTCTCATACTCATTGTGGTAAACCATGTTGTAACTAGTGGGATTAAACAATGACTGTATGGTTTACAGTGCATCATCATATATAGCACCCAACTGGGTGCTTTTTTATGTTCTCTGTAAACCGGGTCCAGTAAATCTCAGAATAAACGATTGGCGGCCAATGAGAGCCTCTGAGTGTGGGCCCGGTTTAGAAAGAATATACCAGGCGCTTTCCCAAACGAGAGGGCGTTTTTTATTTGAGGGAGATGATCCAAATGGAATCGAAATGCAAGCATTGCGGTGAGGTTCATGGAGTTTTATTGCGAGAGGAGAAAAGGGAGAATGGCGTTGAAATTGGGTATATTCAATGCCCCGCCTGCCAGCATAGGGCCGTGTTTTCTGTGACTACCCCACAAATTAGAGTCCTCCAAAAGCGTATTAGAGGTGTAAAGAACCAATATGCGAAAGCCAAGAGGCTAAAGAAAGCCGAGCGCCTTTTGACAGAGTATTTCAATTTAAAGGAGCGTATTGGCCTACTTATGCAGCCTTTAGTCGAGCAAGCAAATGAAGATCTGAATCAATAAGTGTTTGAAACTGAAGGAGGATTACAATGCCGCCTAAACCATTAAGGGAGTGCAAGGCCTATGGGTGTAAGGCCCTTACCCGAGAGGGCTACTGCCCTGACCATAAGCACGTCCAGCAGGAGGAAACGAAACATTACAACAAACATTCAAGAAACAAAACATTAACAAGTTTTTATAAATCAACAGATTGGAAACGAACAAGAGAACTTGTTTTGCTTCGAGACAATCGTCTTTGCCAGCGATGCTTGAGAGAACATCGATTCACTCCTGCCGACATGGTCCATCATATTGTGGAGGTGAAGCAGGACTGGTCCAAGCGTTTAGACTTTTCAAACCTTGAAAGTCTCTGCAATGCTTGCCATAACAAGGTTCACGGCGACCGAAGCAAGTCGGTCAAGTAGGGATACCCCCCTATGAAAATCCTTGGGAAGCAACCGCCCCGGGAACGGCGCCCCATCTTCTGCAAACAAACACCGCTTTTCAAAGTTTCCAAAAACGCAAAGAACCCTCCCGGCATATTTGCCGAGAGGGCTTGATATGACTGGTTTTGTTGTTGCTTTCATCATAGCATGAGATTGAGAAAAAACAAGCGCAAAATTGCAATTTTTTTAAAGAAATGAGGTGAGAAAACATGCCGAGACCTGCAAAATCCGCAGCCCTTCAATTAATACAGGGCAATCCAAATAAAAAGAATACGAAAGAGCTTGCAGCCAGGGCCAAACATGAAAAAAAGTTGAAAATGCGCTCTGAAAATATCAAACCGCCTACCTGGCTGGATAAGGTGGCTAAAAAAGAATTTAAGCGGATTGCTGCTTTATTATCTGAGGTGGAAATTATGACGGAGGCGGATATCAGCATGTTAGCCGCCTATTGTAATGCCTATTCTCAGTACATTTCTATTACAAAAATTATTGAGGAAGACGGCATCATGATTCATACAGAGGGTCAAGGTGAAAACGGGAAGCCGGTCAAGTTGATTGGAGAAGAGCATCCCCTACTGAAACGACAGAAAAACTTCTATGATCAAATGAAATCGGCTGCTAATGATTTCGGACTCACACCGTCTGCACGTGCCAAGCTCGCGATCACCAAGACCCAAGAGGAACGCGAAAAAACAGCAGCGGAAAAGGAGTTCAATAATGTATGAATACAATTAAACAGTTTATGATTGACTACTCGCGCGATGTGGTATCGGGCGAGATTGTTGCGTGTCAAAAGCATATTTGGGCTTGTGAGCGCTTTTTAAATGACATTAAAAGAGAAGGAACAAGAGAGTTTCCTTACGTGTTTGACGATGAAAAAGCCCGTCGCTTTCTTTACTGGATGACGCAATTCAAACATACAAAAGGGCCATTAGCTGGTGAAAACATAGTTCCAGATCGTATTCAAATCTTTATTTTCGGTAATGTTTATGGCTGGATTCATAAAGATACAGGATACCGCCGTTTTACAAAAGTGTATTGGCAGGTTGGCCGTAAAAATGCAAAGACTCAGAGTCTAGCATGTGTTGCATCCTATGAAGCAATGGCAAACAATGAGAAAATGTCTGAAGTTTATATAGGGGCAACAAAGACGGAGCAGGCTCAAATATGTTGGAAGGAGATAAAAGCCCAAATAGAAGGGTGCGAACTTCTAAACAAACCTGAGCAAAAATACAGGATTGCATACAGCACCATTGAACACCCAAAAACAAATTCAACCATCAAAGCTTTATCTAAAGATGCAGGAAAGACCGGTGACGGATTTAACCCGCAATGCGGCATAATCGATGAATATCATGCTCATAAAACGTCAGAGATTTACGATATCCTGGAGTCGGGGATGGGCGCAAGAACGCAGCCGATCATGGTTATTATCACGACAGCGGGGCACGAGTTAAACAATCCGGCCTATCGTGTGGAGTATGATTATGTTTCACGTCTTCTCGATCCAAACAAAGTAGAGACAAATGAACAGTATTTTGTCATGGTGAACGAAATAGATAAAGACGATGACATAAAGGATGAAAGGAATTGGATAAAGGCTAATCCGATATTAGCTTCTCATGAAGTTGGGAAAAAATATTTGCGAGATCGTCTTGAAATGGCTCTGGCTGTTCCTGAAAAGATGAGGGATTTCCTGACCAAGAATATGAATGTTTGGGTTAATATGCGCGACGGTGGATACATGGATATGCAGGCTTGGAAGGATTGCGGATCTGATCAGTTCCCTAATCTATCCGGCCGTGAGTGCTATGTAGGGATTGACTTGTCAAAACGAATTGACCTGACAGCTGTCTCGTTTATTTTCCCATTGGATAATGGGAGCTTTGCTGTAGAGAGTCACGGTTTTATGCCAGAAGATACATTTTATGAGCGTATCAAGACTGATAACGTCCCGTATGATCTGTGGAGGGATAAGAACTGGCTAACCGTTACGGACGGCGCTGTTGTCGATTATGACTATATCAGAACCTACATTAAAAAAATGGAGAAAGAGAAAGGATGGCGAATCAAAGAAATTGGTTACGATCCGTATAATGCTACTCAATTTGCCCAACAGATGGAGGCGGACGGATATGTGATGGTTGAAATTCGGCAGGGTGTTGCCACATTATCTGAACCAACGAAAGACTTCCGTGAAAAAGTAAAGGCCAAGAAGATCATTCACAATAAAAATGATCTGCTGACATGGGCCATGGGGAATGCCGTTACAAAAGTAGATGCCCAAGAAAACATAATGCTGGACAAGTCAAAGTCAACACAACGGATTGACCCGGCGGCTGCGCTTATCAATGCACACGTGCGGGCATCTCAAATTGATACGGCCGTTGATTTAAACGCTTATATACAATCCGGATCGTTCAGCCTGTAGGGGGTGGGAATGCTGAAATTTTTAAGATTCTTGCAGTTGATTTTAGAGGATATCTTGCTCATCGCAGGCATGGTATTCATTTCAATAGCAATATATCGGATGAACGTAAACGCGGGTTTAATTGCAACCGGTGTTTTTTTATTTTCTCTTGCCAGCTTGGCAGGATTTGTTCGTCAAAAAAATAAGGATGAGGGAGGGAAATAGATGCTATTAAGCCGTTTAAAGAGCGGAATAAAAAATGAAGTTGCTGAAGAGGATAGCGGTTCCCTTCTCCATCCGGTTGATTGGTTCAAAAATATTTTTGCTGGATCTGAAAGCGCATCTGGTGAAAGGGTATCAACAAAAACGGCCGTTCTTCATCCGGATGTATATGCCTGTGTGATTGTTTTGGCGGATGATATTGCTAAACTTCCGATCAAACTTTTTCAGAACAAAAACGGCAACATACAACAGGTTCAAAATAAAGTCAGCGATATCATTCTGAACAAAGTCAATGACTATATGACAAGCTTTGTGTGGAAGCGGCTGTTGGTTACGAGACTGTGTACTTGGGGAAACAGCTACAACCTTTTACTTTTTGATAAAGACGGAAATGTGACGGGGATCAGACCATTGGATCCGGAAGCAACCAACACAAATATTGATCCCAATAACGGACGTGTTTGGTACTCCACAACGATTGACGGCAGATACCGTGAGTTTTTTTATGAAGAGGTGCTGCATTTTAAAAACCTGTCTCTTGACGGAATTGTGGGGCAAACTCCGATTTCAGTTATTCGGGACAATATAGGGTCAAATAGAGCTGCCACAAAATTCAACGCGAAATTTTACAAGAATGGCGGTGCACCGTTCGGTGTTGTTAAAGCGCCGACCCTTTTAGACCGAAAAAGTAAACAAATTCTTAGAGAAGACTGGGAGCGGGTGAATGCGGGGCAGTCTATTGCAGTTTTAGACGCCGGGCTTGATTATTCACAGGTAACCATGCCTATGAAAGATGCCCAATTTATTGAATCGATGAAATGGAATCGCCAACAGATTGCATCGATTTATAAGGTGCCTCCGCATAAAATAGGTGAGCTGGACAGGGCAACATTTTCAAATATTGAGCAACAGTCCTTAGATTATGTCAAAACCACTTTACAGCCAATCGTCACAAATATTGAACAAGAATTAAACGATAAGGTTTTGACAGAGAAGCAGCGGGGAGCAGGCTATTACTTTAAATTTAACCTGGAATCAGAGCTTCGCGGGGACAGTAAATCACGTGCTGAATTTTATAAAACGATGCAAAGTGTCGGCGCCTTTAGTGTCAATACTATTCTTCAAAAAGAGGATATGACAGGTATCGGGGAGATCGGTGATGAGCATTATGGAAACTTAAACCTTGTTCCCCTTTCAATTATGAAAGAGTATCAACTTAGCAAGGTCAAACGGTCTTCAAATCGCCTGAAAGGGGGTGATGGCAACGGAACAGAAGAAGAAAAACAAGTATTGGAACATGAAGGTTCTGAATGATTCGACTGCTGAAATCACGCTTTACGGTTCTATTACTGGCGAAGGATGGTTTAGCGAGAGCTCGTCCAAGGCCTTTCAGGCTGAGTTGAAAAGTTTAGGTGACGTGAGCTCTATTGATTTGTACATTAATTCGCCCGGTGGGGATGTTTTCGAGGGGCAGGCTATTCATTCGATGCTTCAGCGTCACAAGGCAAAAATCAATGTCTATGTGGATGCGCTGGCCGGGAGTATCGCTTCTGTCATTGCAATGGCGGGGGACATCATCACGATGCCAAGTAACGCCATGATGATGATTCACAACCCATACATGGGGATGGTCGGGAATGCAGCGGAATTCCGGAAGGCAGCCGATGATCTGGACAAGATTACTGAAAGTATCGTTTCCACATATCTTGCGAAAGCAGGAGACAAACTGGATGACGCGACTTTACGCCAGCTGCTGGATGAAGAAACCTGGCTTACTGCTGATGAAGCTTTAAATTATGGCTTGATCGATGAGGTTTCAGAGTCAAAGGATGTAGCAGCCTGCATTGATCATCAGGTGCTGGCACATTTTAAACATGTTCCAGGCAAAATTGTTGCTCAATCCGCTGCTGGGAATTCGGCTGAAGAAACAAGCCCGAATGAAATACTAAAACAAAAGATCAATATGAAACTTGAACTCTTAAATCTTTAAGGGTTCTTTTTTATGCCATTTTTAAGGAGGATAAGCATTTGAAACAGAAAGAATTTTTGAAACTCGATATTCAATTTTTCGCCGGTGGCGGAATGTCTAAAAAAGAACGGGAGTTGCGCCAAGCCTTGGCGGAAAAACGTACAGACATTGAAGCATTGACCGATGAGGGAAAACTTGATGAAGCCAAAAAACTACTTGCAGAGGCTCAACAAATTAAAGATCAAATTCAAACATATGAGGATTTACGAAACATGCAGGTTTCATATGCACAAGAAGAGCCGCAGCATGATCCAGAGACAAAGAACCCGCAACAGCCAACGGATGATATCGCCAAAACAGAAGTGAAGAATCATGTTCAGCTTTTTGCATCTGCCCTTAGAACAGGCAAAGTACCACAGCCTCTTGCCGCGATGAAAGAAGGTGTGGATGAGGACGGCGGGCTTATTGTACCGCAGGATATCTCCACGAAAATAAATGAAAAACGACGTCAATTTGATACGTTGGCAAATCTCGTCGATGTCATTCCGGTATCAACAAACAAAGGGTCAAGGGTTCTTGAAAAACTAGCGGATATCACCCCGTTAGTAAATCTTGAGGAATTAGCAGATATTGAAGAATTAGAGAACCCTAAATTTGAAAACATAAAGTATAGCATTAAAGACTATGCAGGGATTTTGGTCCTCTCAAATGATTTACTTGCGGATACTCAAGAGGCGCTTTTGGAGTATCTCTCCAATTGGCTCGCTAAAAAATCGGCTGTAACCCGCAATACATTGATTCTTGAACAATTGGGTTCACTTGCGAAAACGACAATATCGAAACAGGACGACATTAAAGACATTCTCAATGTCAAACTTGATCCGGCTATTAATGCCACGACTAAGGTTGTCACGAACCAATCGGGATTTAACGTGTTAGATAAACTGAAAGACGCTTTCGGCCGTTACTTGCTTCAGCCGAACCCTACTGATCCAACTAAAAAATTATTGTTCGGTAAGCCGGTATCCATCATTTCTGATAAGTATTTGCCAAACGGCGGTACAAAAACGACTCCAAAATATCCATTAATCATTGGAGATCTTAAAGAAGCTGTCAAACTCTTTGATCGTCAGCAATATTCCATTTTAACGACAAATGTCGGTGGTAAAGCATTCTATCGTAACTCTACAGATATGCGAATCATTGAACGTGAGGACGTCGTTCTTTGGGATACTGATGCGGTGGTCTATGCAGAATTTTCATCTATTAAAGATGCCGTTCCTGACAATGAAACTCCAAGTACCGATAACACAGAAGATAAATCAGTTGACGTTGGAAAATAAAAAAATTGAAAAGGATGATGAGATATGGCAGATCAATTTTTAAACCAAAGTAACGGAGTCTATACTTCTGCAGAGGACGACGGTACAGGAAAGCCGGTAACACCGGTTTATTTGAAAGGCAACAGCGAGGATAATCCTTTGTACATTAAGGGAATGCAGGGGGAACCTGGGCCGCAGGGACCTCAAGGGCCAAAAGGGGACAAAGGAGATACCGGCCCGCAAGGTCCACAGGGAGAGCCAGGACCCCAAGGTCCGAAAGGTGATAAAGGTGATCCGGCTGACATTGGGGAGAAAAGTATCCTACATGAAATGCTTGCGGACAAGTCTGTTAGAAGCAACAACCTCGGAACCGGCAGCGTCATGTTGGACAACTTAAACAGCGAAGTAAAGGCTGTTTTAGATGGTTTACAAAAGCAAATTGATGAATTAAAAGGTGGCGGAACATCTAGCTAACGAAGGATAGGTGATGCCCTATGACTGAAATGGAACAAAAAGAGCTTGAAGAGGCGAAAAAATTCCTCCGGGTCGATGGTGATCTGGAGGATGATTTAATTCTTGGTTTTATCGCTTCTGCAAAAGAATACATTACAGCTGCAACCGGGTTGGAGTTTCCTAATAATTCAGCGCGGGCTGATATGTGTGTAAAGGCTTTTGTTACGCATTGGTATGAAAACCGGGAAGTGGCCGGCACGACTTCAAATCTTGATGGAGTTCTGACAACGTTGATCAATCAATTAAAATATACGGTTCCGGAGACTGATTCCAATGCTGAATGACATGAGGTACCGGATAAAGTTTCAAAAGAAAAAAGAAGGCGGCCGTCTTCCTGTGGAAGGTGACTATGAAACGGTCGTTGAATGCTGGGCAAAAGCCGAAGGGCTAAAAGGTCGGGAATATTACGCGGCGGCCGCGGTGCAGAAGGAGAAGACAATAAAATTTACGATCCGACACCGCGAGGATATCGACGAACATATGCGGATTCTTTTTCAGAATCAATTGTATGAAATTGAATCTATCATACCGAACTATTCCCGGAAAAATTTCACCATGATTAGGGCAAAGGCGGTGGAATAATGAAGATCGAAATGGAAATGCAGGGCTTTAAAGAATTAGATTCATATTTAAGCTCTCTTGCAAGGGAAAATGAATCGATAAATAAAGCCACTGTAAAAGCTGGTGGCGCGATTCTTGCGAAGGAAATTAAAAAGAATGCTCCCCGTTCTAATATTGGGGGGAGCCATCCCCACATTGATGAAGATATTATCGTTGGTAATCGTACGAGAAAGGACCCCGATGGTGAGATATATGCAGTGGTTGGTCCTACAAAAGATACGAAGTTCCGTGTCCACTTGCCTGAATTCGGAACCATTCATCAGCCGGCTAACCCGTCTATTCAGCGGAGTATGCTAAGTGCCAATGAGAGGATGCTTCAGGCGATGGCAAGCGTTATAAAAAGAGGGTACAAGCTATGAATGTAGCGGAAAGAGCTTTGCAATTAAAAAATAAAGTATTTGAAGCGCTGGAAACTGATCCGGCGCTTTTATTATTGGCTGATCCAGCAAACATTTTTGAACTTGCGGTGCCGATTGGCATCAAAAGCAAACCAGCTTATATCGTCGTACAGGAATTGGACTACAGAACTACCAAGTGGGCTGATGGAAAGCCGATCAAGGACAGCGCTGTCTATCAAATTGATGTATACAACGATTCATCCTGCGATCAGATTTTGGCTGCCGTTATAGGGGTCATGAATCGATTGGATTTTCAAACAGGAATTTTAATCAATGACTTTTTAAAAGATGAGGGTCTTATTCGGAAGGGACGCCGATTTGAGGCCAATATTTTAATATAATTGGAGGTTTTAGAATGCCTGAATACAGTTCAGTTACCGGATTGGAAGGCGTTAAATTTGCGCCTTTAAAAAAGGAAAATGGCTTTTATGTGGCTACAAAAATTATTGATTACCCTTACGCAATTAACGCGAAGGTCAATACGGAAACATCAACAGAAAAGCAGTATGCAGACAACAAACTGGTGGATATGGCTGTCACGACTGGTTCCACAAAATTGGAGCTTGAAATGCGGGATCTGCCAATGGAAATTTTGGAGGAATTGTTTGGGATAGAAGAAACAGACGGGATCTATATGTTCAAAAAGAATGTTATCGCGCCATGGGTTGCTATGTCTTTCTATGGGCCAAAAGCCAACGGCAAGAATCGCCATGTAGGCTTAGTGAAAGGGCGTTTTTCTCTTCCGGATGATGAATGGAAAACAAAAGAAGAAAAGACAGACTTCCAAACAGTCAAACTTTCTGCTGAATTTATGGAGCGAGAACAGGATGACATCTATAAAGTATTGGCTGATGAGGATGCACCAAATTTTAGTCTGGACAAGTTTTATGAAAAAGTGTTTGGCGATGCTTATAAAAATCCGGGCTCAGGCTCTGATAATAAATCCAGCGTAGACATTGGAAAGACGGTATAAAGGGAAGCTCCGTGCTTCCTTTTTAAATCTAACAAAATAAAGGAGGAGTCAACATGGCTCAAAAACAAATAACAGTAAAACTGTGGTTTGAAAAAGAAGAAAAATATAAAACGTTTATTGCACCTCGTACAAATACAAAAACTCTATATGAAGCTTTAAAATTAGATGAAGCAGCTGTAAAAACAAAGAATATTAAAGAAGTGCTCAAAAGCCTTGAAGATCGTATGAAATTCATTGTGCGTGTATTCCATAATCAATTTACTTTAGAGGAATTTCAAGAAGGCCTACAGTCCTTTGAAGTTTCAAACGAAGTAAGGCGAATCATGGGCGAGATTATGGGTTATGAGGAAGTTAAGGAGGAAGAAGATTTTTTGACGGCAGCGGAAGCGGAGGCCTTTCATCAGAAAAAGGAATAGAACAGCTCAATGATATATATGCGGCCCTTTTAAAACAGGGATGGACCATGACTGAAATTGACGAGATGGATATTTACCATTACTTAGAAGTTTTGGCTCATGAAAATAAACCAAAAGTTGTTCCAATTGATCAAGTGTTTTTCTAAGACTGGCTTTATGGCCGGTCTTTTTTTCGTTGAGTTTATGCCAGGAAAGCGGGGTGGATACATATGGCGCAACCTATCGGAAATATGATTGTTAAAGTAGGCCTTGATGATACCGGCTTTAATCGTGGAATCGAAGGTTTAAAGCGGCAAATGCGTTTAGCGAATTCGGAAATGAAAGCATCTGGTGCAGTTTATAAAGCTGCGGGCAATCAGTCTAAGTTTCTTCAATCGCAAATAGAAGGACTCAATAATAAATACCGCATACAAGCCCGTTTAGTTGATGAGCATCGGGCAAAATACAATAAGCTGGTCAGAGAAAAAGGGCTGGATAATCGAGAAACACAGATACAAGGCCGTCGGCTGAATGATGCAATTGCCGTTCACCAAAGCCTTGGAAATGAACTGCAACGAGTAACAAAACAATTTGAAAATACTACAAACAGCACCCGACGAGCTGCGGGTGTTTTTTCTGTATTTAAGCGAAACTCAGGAGAAGTATCTAAAGAGCTCAACGCGGTATATCAATCAGCCTCAACCGCAGGAAAGGCTCTTTCGGCTATCGGTGCAGCAGGAGCATTTGGAATTGGAATGACAGTTAAAGCTGCCGCTGATTTTGAAAAAGCGATGAGCCGTGTCGGCGCTTTAGCAAATGCGACAAACGACCAGATGGCTGATCTTACAAAAACAGCCCGTCATTTAGGGGCGACAACTCAATATACTGATGGCCAAGTTGCAGAGGGTATGCAGTATCTTGCGATGGCCGGATATAAAACAAATCAAATAATCGGGGCTATGCCTGGCCTTCTCGCAACTGCTGCAGCCGGTCAAACAGACCTCGGTGTTACGGCAGATATCGTTTCTGACATTTTGACTGAATTTCATATCAAGGCCGAAGACACAAACCGCGTTGCGGATGCAATGACATATACTTTTACGAATTCAAACGCCACCCTGCAAGAAATCGGGCAAACAATGAAATATGCAGCGCCGGCCGCAAAAACAGCGGGAGTCAGCATGGAGGAATTGGCGGCGGCAACCGGTATCATGGCAAACAGCGGAATTAAAGCCGATATGGCAGGAACGGCATTAAGGTCTACCTTGACGCGACTCTCGGCGCCACCAAAACCAGCTGCATCAGCGATTGAAGAGTTGGGTCTAAAAGTTACAGATTCAACCGGTAGAATGCGTCCGCTTGCTGATATTATCGGGCAAATCAATGAGAAAACAAAAGATTATACCGAAACTGAGCAAATTCGTATTGCCAAACAGCTGGCGGGGCAACATGCGCTTTCCGGGTTTATTACCTTAATGCACGCCGGGAAAGATAAGCTTCAAGAATTCACAAGAGAAATTGAAGGAAGCGGCGGCACAGCTGAAAGAGTAGCCAAAAAGCAAATGGACAACCTGGCGGGCTCTATTGAGTATCTGAAATCGGCGATAAATAACGCTGTTATCACATTGGGGAATCAGTTTATCCCTGTCATCCGTGCAACCACTGATGGGCTAACCAAATTTGTTACTTGGTTTGATTCATTGCCTCCTTCCGTTGCGAGCACTATTGCAATTACTGGCGGAGCGGTCACTGTATTTTCACTATTAGGTGGCGCGTTCTTACTGTTGCTTGGCTCATTGCCAAAGATAGCAGCAGGCTGGAATATGCTGCGGACTGCCGGAGCATATTTAACACGGAATGTAAATCAAGCATCAATCAGTCTTGGCGTTTATTCTACAGAAGCCATTGCAGCGGGCGCAGCTTCCAGGACAGCGGCTGCGGGAATGACAGCAACATCCACGGCGGCTACCGTAGCATCCACACGGATGGGGCGTTTTCATCAGTCAGCCAATTTGGCAACAACCAGAGTCGGGAGGCTCGAACAATCATCCAGCAGAAGTGCTAAGGCCATGCGTGGCTTAGGTGGTGCTTCACGTGTTGCCGGCGTTGGTCTTGGATTGTTTGGCGGGCCAGTTGGTTCAATTGCCGGGCTAATTCTTTCATTTGCTCCTGAACTCTTAAAATTCGGTGGGAGTATTTTAAAGGTTGGAGCCAATGCAATTAAAGGTGCTGGCGGCTTTATGAATTTAGCAAAAAGCGGTTTTGGCCTTTTCAACATTCTCAAAAAAGGAGCAGGAGTTGTCGGCCTTTTACGTGGCGGATTGAGCTTGTTAGGTGGGCCTGTTGGTCTTGCTGTGACAGGAGTGACACTTTTAACCGAAGCTGGTACAAAGTATTATGACAATCTGAAGAAAAGGGTTCTTCCAGCAACAATAGACTTTGGTGAGGGAGTATCAAAGTCAACATCAAAAGCCGTAAATGCTTATGAAGACATGAACAGTAAAGTCAGTGCTAAACTCAATTATCTCCGTTTAACTAATACAAAAATCACCAAGAAAATAGCGGATGATGTTACAGAGCAATTTACAGAGATGGGGAATTCTCTAAAAAAAGGGTTTCAAACAAGTGCTGATTCCGCCACCAAGGTGTTACAGGAATTTTATGCTTCAAATGATAAAACGTCAGATAAAGAAGCAGCTAAAATCCTCAATAAAATCAAAAATGGAAATGATAAGAAACAGAAGGAAATACAAGGTTATGTGGATCGGGTAAATGAAATTTACAGAACCGCGGCTGAAGAAAATCGAAAAACAACAGCGAAGGAAAACAGAGAAATAGCAGAGATACAGGGAAAAATGTTGGCTCAAATGGAGACGGCTCTTACTCGAAGCAAGGACGAGCAAATTAAAATTTCAAGGAAGCTGAAGGAAGAATCCTCTAACTTATCTGCTAAACAGGCTGCTGCTGTTGTGAAAAATAGTAATAAAGCAAAAGAAAAAACAATAAAGGCGGCCGAAAAGCAGCGTGATTCCGTTATTGCTGCTGCCGATGATCAGTATTATGTAAAAGGCACAATTTCAAAGAAAGAGCACGATGACACAGTTGGAAAAGCAAAAAGCCAAGCCAAAAAAACAATTAAGCAAGCAGAAAAGACGCATAAAGGTGTAGTCAAGGAGGCAAAGCTTCAAGCTTATGGACATATTGATCAAGTTGATTTTGAGACAGGTGAAGTCCTTGATAAATGGGATATTTTTGTTCTCGACTTAGCCGGCGTTGTTAATAAGATTACTGGTGGAATTAACACGGTTCTTGAATTTATGCACATCCCAACCATTCCAGAGTGGAAGCCAAAAGGTTACAATGGCAGGTCTGAAAAAATGCAAATTGCACCTGGGGCTGCTTATGCGAAAGGTACAGACTTTCACCCTGGAGGAAAAGCGCTTGTCGGTGAAGAAGGATGGGAGTTGGCCCATACACCAGGCATCGGAACGTATGTCGTTGGAATGGGCGGTCCGCAAGTTTGGGACCTGCCGCGTGGCACATCTGTGCTCCCCCATGATCAATCAAAAGAGTTAGCGGCTTCAGGTCTTCCTGGATATGCCGGCGGTGTCGGAGACTTTTTCAAAAAAGCCGCTGAAGGCTCTAAGAAAATGGTCAACGGAGCTATTTCGTTCGGAAAAGGTGTCGTTGATAAAGTCGGGGATGTTAGCTCAAACGCTATGGACTTGATAATCAACGGCCCAGGCAAATTAATTAAAAAACTGTTTAGTGGGCTGATCCCGTATAAATCGGGAAAAGGAATTGATTCGTTCGGAACCGGCATACTCAAGACTTTAAAAAATGGTGCAGCTCAATTTTTAAAAGGAGTCATGCCAGAGCCGGACACATTTAAAGGGGCTGGCGGAACGAAAGCCGTAAACCAATGGGTTACAGAAGCTGTAGGTATAGCGGGGGTGCCTCTTTCGTGGATTCCAGGGCTTGTAACCATCGCCATGAAGGAGAGCGGCGGAAATCCAAATGCTATCAACTTATGGGATTCCAACGCGAAAGCCGGCCATCCCTCACAAGGTTTGATGCAGACGATTCCGAGCACTTTTAACGCCAATAAGTTTCCTGGACATAATAACATTTTGAATCCGATAGATAATACATTGGCTGCAATTAACTACATCAAGCGCAGATATGGCGATATTAGCAATCATCCAGGCTTAAAATCAATGGCGCGGGGTGGCGGCTATGTTGGTTATGCAAAAGGCGGTATCTCACCTGGTCGAGGCGGCTCAAAATGGGCCATCTTAAATGAACGAGGATATGATGAAACAACGATCACGGAAGACCCTTCATACAGGGAGCGTAATATTGGACTATGGGCTCGTATCGGTAGCAAGCTTGGCGTACTTCCGGATTTGCAGGATGGGATGATTTCAAAAGCACTTCTCCTGCTTCAAAAAGTTTCGGCAAAGCCTGAACAGGAGCTGCCACCACCTAATGATTTTTCTGTAGATATCAGCCGTGTTGTAAAGAATCAAGAACAACAAATCAGTATGATGGCAAAGCAGATTGATTTTCTAAATAAAAATGTGCAGCTCTTGCAGCAGCTTTTAGTAAAAGACAACAACACGTATCTTGATGGCAGAAAAATTGACCAATCAGCCGGGGATCGGTTTACTCGAACTTCATTCATAAACGGGGTGAGATAGTGAAATTATTCCTTGATTACGATAATGGTCTTGGGGAGCAGAGCTTAAAAAGCCTGCTTCCTTTTTTTGAACCATTAAGCTTCATACCTGAAGCACCGGGGATTGATCGTGAAACGGTAAGCATACCGAGAATAAACGGGGTTGTCCTTCCGCAGCATCCTCGGGATGTCACGTATACGGAAAGAAAAATAACCGTTGAATTCTATTTAAATTCAGTTATTGCTGAAAACTTTTATCAATTTAGGCGGGAACTTTACGCGCTTTTAGTCAAGCCGTTTCCCTATTATATCTCTACCGATTTATTGCCGAATCTCCGTTTTCGTGTAACTTGTGATGGGAATTTTAGTATTCCAAAAGAAAAGGAGAAAAACTTTGTAACATTCACAGTTGAATTTAACAACATCACTGGACTGGCAGAATCCAAATTCACTTCTCTGACAAAGCAAAATTTTGACGGTGAACATTGGAGTCCAGGAATGAATATTCAAATGCGTGACGATCTGGAATACAGGTTCAAAAATCGAAGGAGGTTTCAGGTTTATAATACTGGTGATGCCTATATCAATCCTCTGGAACATGACTACAATGTGACCTTATGGGCAGCCGGAAAAAATGTGACGATCATTAACCATACAAATGGTGAAAAGCTGAAAATTGAGCAAGAATTAAAGAAATCACAGCGTGTATCTTTTATTAAGCAATACACGGTGATTAATAAAACACCTATCAAAACATCTGGCAGGCTCCCGGGACTCGATATAGGAATGAATAAGTTTGAAATTTTGAATACCAATGATTTTGAAATCATGTTCGATACCCGTTTCTACTACGCGTAAGGAGCATGCAAAATGGCAAATACAGATTTTATAAAGGAAATTGCACCGGACGCCCAAAGGGTCTATAAAAAGTATGATATTCTCGCGTCTCTCATTATTGCTCAAGCCTGTTTAGAGAGTGGATGGGGTACAAGTGAGCTGGCGCAGAAAGGGAAAAACTTATTCGGCATTAAGGGGACTTATAACGGTCAATATGTTCTCATGTGGACGACTGAATATGATAAGAACGGAAATGCAACCAAAGTACAAGCTCGCTTTCGAAAATATCCATCTTGGTATGAATCGGTTCAGGATTTAGCCAGGCTGTACATAAACGGAACGAGCTGGGACCCGGACCATTATAAAGCCGTGGTGGGGGAAAAAGATTACAAGAAGGCGACAGCTGCTCTTGTAGAAGCTGAATATGCTTCCGATCCGAATTACGCCACCAAATTGAACAGTATCATTTTCACTTACAAACTCACACATTATGATTCTGTGGATGAGGTGCCGGAAGAACCTGACGAACCGGAAACGCCGGTACCTGACCCGGAAATACCAAGTAAGGAATATGACGGAAAAGACATTACGCTCAATCAGAATCTGCCGTCAGATGTTGATTTTCCACAGTTGCACGTCTCAACGAAAGACGGAAAAAGCGTTGTGGAAATAACGGGCGTTTCCGTTGATCTGATGGACGATACGACTGGCAAAAAGAGTTTCACCTTTACGATCACAAAAACGCAAGAAAACGGGACAGAATTTGATTTATTGGTGGATGACAATATCCTTTATTTGGACGAGAAAAAATTCAATCACCAAAAATATTACATTACGGATGTCGAACTTCATCAAGAGAAAAATGTCATAAGGAAAACCGTTACAGCAAGCCACATATTCACTGTGCTGCTTATTAACAACAGGATTCATGAAACTGTATCAAAGAAATTAAGATTGAGGGATGCGCTTGATTTTGCTTTAAAGGATACAGACTTTAAATATATATTCAAGACACCGGAAAGTGAGTTTGAAGCAGCAGATCAAGAAAATTTTGGTGATAAAAACTCGACAGAGCTAATGGACGAAATCATTGAGGATTATGGTCTTGAAATAGATGTGGATAATTACAAAATTTATATCTATAAAAAGATGGGAAAACGGGTCAACTTCACCTTAGACTCGCGCTATAACATGCCTGGGATTTCAATTAAAACTAATTCGCAAAACAGTACAACGCGTGCCTGGGGGTATGGTGCATTAAAAAAAGGGAGCAGCGTCGATGACAAAAACCCTCAGTACGAGTTTGAGCCTGTTTTATACATTCATCCAGACGAGAAGAAATTCTTAATTGAAGGGAAACCACGTTGGGCTGAACCGATCAGGGATGAGCGCTATAAAAAAGCTAGCAGCATGATTTCTGCATTAAAAAGGCATGTGAATCCATATCCAGAAGTAACGGTAGAAGCCGATTTCCAAAAAATCTATGAACCGAAGCTTTTAGAGATCGAGCAAGATTTCTGGAAAGGTGACACAATCCATGTCCTAGCTGATACGGCAGCAGGCATCACATTTGAAGATGATGTGCGACTGATTTCAATTCAGTACAATCCTCTGGACCCATACAGCAGCCCAAAATTGACGTTTGCAAACTTTCGCAAAGATATCCAAAGTATAAATGTGGATCAAGCGAAAAGGCTTAGAGATCAAAAGCGATATATTGACCAGCTTTTCAAAACGCTCAGGTAGGCGTTTTTTATTTTGCCAAAAAAGGAGTGAAAGAGATGCAGCGGCTGATAAAAGACTATGATCAAACCCGGAATTCCCGTTATCAAGCACAACTAAGATCAGATATGCAAAGTATAGAAAACAGCTTGAATGAGCAAGAAAGTCAGATTCAATCGCATCAAACATCAAAAAAAGCTCATACGTCTGACCAGATTGCTCACAGCAGCGGGCTTACAGTATTGCAAGAGATTGAAACAGGCAAAGCACGGTTCAGAAACCTGGTGCTCAATGCAGATGGCACTAACGTGAAGGAAGTTGTTGATGCTCGTGTTGGTCGCGAGGGAACGGTGTATCCAACTTTATGGGATCGTCTGGCTGCGGACGGACAGTATATTGAAACAAGATTTAACTTTAAAAATGCGCTTAACTATGGTGCGGACCCTACAGGAAAAAAGCCTTCTGCTTGGGCTATACAAAAGGCTTTAGATGAAATTCATCGAGAGGGTGGAGGCCAGCTTGTTATACCAGAAGGCATTTATTTAATTGAGAAGAGAATTTATATCTATGGAAACACCCGATTCACAATGTCTCTAAACTGTGTATTACGTAGAGGGTGGGCAGGTGGATTTTTTGCCAACGGAACGCCGAACGATAAATTCACAGGCTATTCCGGAAGAAGCAACATCATTATTGAAGGCGGTATTTTAGACGGTAACTACGCCAATATAGACAAATACCCGACTACTGCGATGGACTCAATCATTTTAGGCCATGCAAATAATATTTGGATTGACCGCGTAACATTTAAAGACACGATTACTGCTCATGCCATTGATGCCAATGGGATCAACAATCTCCAGATCACAAGGAGCAATTTTTTTGGATTCATAGACTTGAGCGGAAAACGCCCTTTCTCAGAAGCTATACAGCTTGGGGAATTTGTTGAAATGGGCGTCAATCAATTCGGAGCGTTTGACGGTACCCCTAATAAAAACGTTTATATCGCCCATAATCATTTTGGTAAATCTGAGTTGTTGGGCGGCTGGGGTTCTGCAATAGGAAATCACTATTCTGTTTATGATATTTTCCAAAAAAACATCACAATCTTTGACAATACGATTGAGGACTGTGGTTTTGCAGGGGTAAGAACGTTTAAATGGGGCGAAGTTAAAATTTTAAACAATCGATTTAAGCGCAATAATGAGTGTATCCGAATTTCCCAAGCAGCCGGAGGAATTGAAAGTTCTAAAAATGCTGCAGGCGTTCAAATGAATCGCCCTCAAAATGCACAAAACGTCTTGATTCAGGGAAATGACTTTTATGATTACAAGTCATACGGAGTCTTATCGTTTGGGCAAATATATAAAAACGAAATCGCCTGGAGCGATGGCATTCGTATTTTGGGTAACTATTTCAAGCTGAAGGCAAAAGAGATCGGCGAATATGACTATGAGCAAGCCATAAAATTAGTCTTTGCAAGAAATGCTTTTATCTCTGATAACCGGATTTTCGGGGGAAGAAGAGGGATGTGGATAGAAGGCTGTTACAACACCTTTATTGATCGAAATTATGTATCCTGCGTTGATACAGAAGCAATCTACGTCGAAAAAAGCAGAGACAAAACTTCTACCGTGCCGAAATCATATCACCTTTCTATTGATCGAAACGAAATTAACACCACTGGCCGCAACGGTATTTTCATTCAAAACTGCGATCACTTTGATGTGAGAGATAATAATGTGATGAATACCAATAAAGAGCAAAGCAGTACGAGAGGGCGCGGCGGCATATATGTGGAAAATGGATACGACGGACGGATTGAAAATAGCCGGATACGAGGTGTTGAGAAGGCGTTTGCGATTTTAGTAAAAGACGCTGCAACAGAGGTGAATGTCACCAACACAAAAGGGACTGGCCGCGTCATCGTTCAGGGAGATTCCAATTTTAACGGGTATTACGGGACAACAAAAGATGACTATATTAGAAAAATCATTACAAAAAGTAGCAGCTAATTGAAAGGGGAGGTGAACCAATGATTTATAAAAATACGGCTGTGCACTTTGATGTCAATGCCCAAATGAAGCGAAGTGTATCAGCAAATATTCAGTTTAGTACACAAGATGTAGGAACCGCGAAATTGTCGTTTAACCTGACAAAGGACGGTGTACCTTTGCCGATTAGTAAGGCAACCCATGCCAAGCTATTCATGAAATTTACTGACGGCAGCCAGGTCTATGTCAATACAGAAGTCGAAGACGCGCTGAAGGGCGCTATTTTTTATGTCTTAACGCCGGAACAAATCAAACATGCCGGCACCGTTCACTCGGAGCTTTATGTCAAATATGATAACGGTCAGAAAATGAGTGTCCATAAATTTTCTTTTGAGATTGATAAAGCTCTCATTGATGCGGATATCGTGCCCGTTGCCGAATACTACTTTGAAGATTTTGAAACGTTCAAAGCTGAAGCGGAAGAAATGATTGAAGACTTGCAGGCGAAATTTGAAATGCTTGATAATATCGAGACCAAAGAGGGAGCTCAAGCAAGAGCTGACGCAGCCGAAACCAATGCGAAAACTTACATGGATAAGCACGCATCTAAAAAAGACAATCCGCACGGTGTCACAAAAGATCAGATCGGCTTATCTAAAGTAGACAATGTGAAGCAGGCGACAAAGGCAGAGTTTGATGAGCACCACAGCGATAATACTCGACACATAAATAAAGCTGAGCGAACCAAATGGAATGCCGGACAGCTTTATAAATTAACCGATGACAACGGCGGCAGAACACTAATTCCTGATGACACTGACTTATTAACCTTACCATCCGGACTTTATTATGGTGTCAGTAACAAAGTTGTGAATTCTCCAGAACCGAAGGCGGTCGAGTGGTTTCATTACAATGTTTCAACTAATAATGCACGCAAAACGATTGTGGTAACTGCGACGGCCAATCCTAGAAGGTGGTTCGGAACAATCCACACTGACGGGTCATTTAAAGGATGGCAGCGATTTATAACGGATGCCGATGCAGAAGTTACCTGGGAATCACCTACTTTGTTAAACGGGTGGAAGCAGTATGGAACCCATAAGGTGCAGTTCAGTAAAAATGCCCTTGGAGAGGTTGAAATTATCGGCTCAATAACTGGTGGAACAATTGGTTTTGATGTGCCGGCTTTTACGCTGCCGGCTGGGTATCGCCCTATACAAATGACTCATTTTATAGGTGTAGCCTCAAGTATCGGCGCGGGTTCTGCTCCACAGTTTCATAGAACTCAAATCAATACCGATGGCAAGGTGTATATTCAGAGCTGTTCAAATACAACAAACCCTAATGAATTTATAACATTTGGTTTTAAATTTAAGGCGGCATAGGAGGGGTTTTCATGAAATGGCTTTACAAATACGATAAGAAATACAACTACATCCCGGGTGAAGAGATACAGGTTGAGGACAACGCAGAGCTTCCGGAATTCTATTGTGAAATAAAGCCGCCTGACGGTATGTACTTAGCAAAATTTGATCCCGAGAAAGGGGCATGGTTTGAATCGGCTACCAAAGAATATATTGAAAGCTTGCAGCCTCCGGAGCCTGAGCCAGACATAACTGATCTATTGAAAAAACAAAATGCCTTGCTCTCACTGCAAGTTGCGTGCCTGCAGGCTGATGTTGAAGCGTTAAAAGGGGGCGGGGCATCATGAAGTATCCCACGCTTGCGGATATAAAACAATTCTATGATTGGGGGTGTTACACGGATGATGAGATGCGAGAGTATGTAAGGATCGACTGGATCACCCCGGCTGAGTATGAACAGATAACGGGAAGGAGCTATAACAAACCCGCCGTCTGTGTGGATTTAGGAATGACAAGCGCCCAATAAGGGTGTTTTTATTTTGCCTCAAAGGAGGTGAAAACGATGTGAGAACAGGAGGATTTCAGGACATGCCACAGCCAAATGATTATGATGTTTTACAAAAAGAAATCGCAGAAATCAAAGCAGATCAAAGAACACAAGATCAGCGGATCACTACCCTCGAAAGAACGACTGATCGTCATGATCAGCAGATCATTTCAATTAATGAAAAACTGAACAAAATCGAGGAAAACACAACTTGGATCAAGCGCAGCATCACCGGCGCGATCATTACGGCGGTCAGCACCGGCATCATTGGCGGCGCAATCGCTGTTTTTTATAATCTACTGCAGAAATAAGGAGGAAAACACGATATGAAAAACTTAGACAAAGGCACGGTCGTCCGGACGGTGCTTCTTTTTATTGCATTGGTAAACCAGACTTTGATTATGTTTGGAAAGGCAGCTTTGCCGATCAGCGAGGACCAGGTCAATACGCTGGCCGACGCCTTGTATTTGGCCGGCTCTGCGGCATTCACCATCATTACGTCTTTGGTCGCTTGGTATAAAAACAACTATGTCACCGGTAAAGGTAAGCAGCAAAAAGAAGTTTTAAAGCAAAAAGGATTAACAAAATGAGGTTGCCGGCTGGCAGCCTTTTAATAATTTAAAGGAGGATTTTAATAATGGGAATCAAAGGAATCGACGTATCACACTGGCAAGGTAATATCAATTGGAAGAAAGTTGCGGGGGACGGTATTAAATTCGCTTTTATCAAAGCAACAGAAGGGACAACATTACAGGACAATAAATTTGAAACGAATGTTTCAGGTGCTAACGCTGTGGGGATTAAAACGGGAGCCTACCACTTTGCAAGATTCGGTTCCAAGTCAGAAGCATTGGCAGAGGCCAGGTTCTTTTTGTCAGTTGCAAATAAGGTCCATCTCACGTATCCGCTTGTGCTTGATCTTGAAGTTAATCAGCGGAATGTCAGTAAATCAGTTTTGACAGATGCAGCAGTGGCCTTTTTACGGGAAGTTGAAAAAGCTGGTTACTTCGCCATGATATACAGCGGTAAGTCTTTCCTTGAGAATTGCCTTGACGAATCCAAGCTGAAGCCATTTGCATTATGGGTTGCTCGTTATAACAACACACTTGGCCGTCATGCAGATATCTGGCAGTATTCTGATTGTGGAAGGGTCGCCGGTATTTCTGGGAATGTTGATATGAATATTTGTTATCGTGACGGGTTACGGGCTCAGGTAGCCGTGACAACTGAAAAAGCTGCTACTGTAAAACCTGTTTCAAACAAAAAGCCAGTTAAAACGGAGACAGTTTACACTGTTAAAAAAGGGGATGCACTTTCAGTTATCGCGAAGAAATACAACACGACTGTCAAAGCTCTTCAGAGTTTGAATAATATTAAAGATCCTAATAAAATTTATGTTGGCCAAAAATTAAAGATTAGCAGCAGTGCTTCAACAGCATCGAATAAAAAACAGTATTACACAATCAAATCCGGCGATACTTTATCCGGAATCTCCAAAAGATTCAACACATCAATCAAGACGCTGCAGAATTGGAATGGCATCAAGAATGCAAACAAGATTTATGCTGGACAAAAGATCCGTGTTAAATAAGACTGTTTGCCGATGGTATTTACGGACCTAAAACGAAGGCGAAACTTGAAGCGTTGTTGAAGTAATATAAAAAGGCCCTCTATAAAAAGAGGGCTAACTGTTATTCGTTACTGTCCAATTCCCATACTGTCTGACCATCTACTAAAATTTTATTTGGAGGATCATCATAAAGGGAGATTTCAACCAAGGAGCTTTCCCCTTGCCTTAACCAATCATATACACTGCCTTCGTTATTAGTAGGGTGGGATATAATGTTATTCACTCTAAACGCAACTGCATAATATTCTGTGTAATTGATATCGTCATCTTCTAATCCATTATCTGTTTCGTAAAGTGTGTCTGGATTTCCGATAATTTTTAATCCATTTTTCCATTCTAATCGCAGTTCTTTACCACCATATTCATCTAATGTTTTTATTAAAGAGTTATATTCCATGAGTATCAATCCTTTTCTTATGGTTCTAATGGTTTTGCAGGAACTATATGAGCACCGTCTTTTGAATAATGTATTGTTCCTCTGGTAGTTTCAATATATTTACCAGTTTTCATGTCATATGCTTTACCTATTTTTTGGCCGAAGTCAACAACTTCCCTTCCCTTCCTTGGGAATTCTCCCGTGCCAGCATATTTATCAAGCAACTCTTGAGCTTTTTTATTATCCCCATAGAAGATACTCTTGGTTCTGCCATTTGCAATTTCTTGTTTATAATTTGGTGTTCCAGGAATATGTTTTTCTTGAGCTCCTGGTTTAACTTTTGCAGGGAAACCATTTACTTCACGGTACGGACCTTTTGGAACGGATTGTTTGCCGTAGGAAGGGGTTTTATCTACCTTCGCAACTTTCTTTCCAGCTTCTTCACCTTTAAATAACTTGAAGCCGCGCTTTCCGTACTTAAATGCCTTTCCGAAAGGTGTGACACTCAATCCGGCCATCAAACGGTCACCATTACCTTTAACGATTTCGCCTGTCGCAAGGTCGTATCCAAACGCTGCTCTTACTGCATCATACACACCTGTAAATTCCATCGCCGTATCGAAATATTTAGCAAAGTCGCTTTTTTCCACATTCTCTGGAAGTGTGTAGGCGGGTTCTATCTTAACGATTGTATCACCATCTATGTATGCCCGGTAAAGCGTATCGTTAAATACTCTATAATCTTTTTTCAGTTCATTCAATTCCTCTTGGGTGTACTCTTTCTTGGAAACCTTTTGTGTCGCCAATTTTTTTAATCGATCTGGATCGGAGAGAGTGTTAATGTCCGCATCTTCTTTGTCTCCGACTTTTTTCAGCATGGCACCCATCGCTGTTTCTTGATTTCCACTCAATGTATCCATCTCATCCGGCTTTAAAATCGCGCCTTTTTGATAACCGGTGATTTCAATTTTGGGGCCGGTATACATCTTTTCGAGCCGCGCTATGTATCTCTGCATCGTCTCAAGATCGTTTTCAGCCGTTTTGAGGGCGTTTGTTTGCTCGCGGTCAAAAGCATGCAGCTTTTCAAGTGTTGTGCTGATTTCCTTTAACGCTTTCTGATTTTGTTCATGAAAACCGCTATCATTCAAATCCGGTAAATCGACAATATGGCTGACTTTTGCGATCGTGGCGTTGGTCTTAGAAACCAAATTTTTTGTTGTGCGATCAGCGGCATTTAAGCCATTCTCCAACTCGTGTTCGAGAAAGGACTGTGAAATAAATCCGTTATGGTTGGGTTCCAGAGAATTTAGCGCGCTTTTCATTTTCTTCAGCGTGGAACTGTATTCCTCTATGAAAGCATCATAGAACTGTAGAAAAGGGGTGTGGCATTCCTCGTAAAAGGCGCGGATCGCGTCGCCGCCTTTTCCTTTTAAAGCATCATCAAGTGATGTGATCCCTTCAACGGCCTTTTTGACCTTGGCGAATTCGTCTGATTGTTGTTTTAATTGTTCGAGCGTTTGATCAATTGCATTGTGCAGCGCTTGAACATCCAGCGTCTTCATGGCATTCTCCTCTAATCCTTTTCGTTAAATCAGTATAAAGTTTACCACTATACGGAAACCAATTGGGGAAAAAATCCTGTGGATCTCTGAAAATGAATCATAATGATTAGGTCAAAAAACCCAAAAGATAGTGTCGTTAGATTGTTGTTGTCAAGAATTGATGTTTTCTGTAAAATGATTACCATGAAGAAAAAGGAAATAACTTTGATCGATTTTTCTGAAAAATTACAATCTTGAGAGAAAGGAAGAAGATATGTGAGCGTCATACCTTATGATTTGGTTGCGACAAAAATGAATTTTTGGTACACCGCTTTAAAAAACAATTGGCCTGGTCAGGCAGAAGATACTAGAAAAGAAGTTGAAAAAGAAATAGCTCAAATGGAAGAGAACCAAGACGTGCTTGTCTATTATAACTTATTGAAGTTTCGGCATAATCTTCAGTTTGATTACATGTACTCTGATCCAGGTGCGAATTTAGATGCACGCTTTGATGAATTTAAGAAAATTAGGGATCAGAATAATCTAGAAGGAATGTTGGAGTATTATTATCAATTCTTTGCAGGGATGTACCATTTTAGACAAAAGGAATTGATACTAGCACTGAATTTTTATAGAAATGCTGAGAAACAACTTGATTCTTTTGAGTGCGACGAATTGGAGAAAGCCGAATTTTATTTCAAAGCATCAGAAGTGTATTATCATATGAAACAAACGTTTTTTTCGATGAATTATGCCACCCGTGCATATAATATATACAAAAAATATGACACATACGGAGAACGTAGAGTCCAATGTCAGTTCATTTTAACGGGGAATTTAATTGACAAAATGTATCCAGAAAAAGCATTAATCAATTTACATAAAGCGCTTGAGGAATCAAATGATATCGGTGCTGATCATTTAATTGGCTCATCGCATTTGAATCTTGGAATATGTTATAATCAGCTTGAAGAACTTGAAAAGTCATCCAATCATCTCAAAAAAGCCCTGGAAGTGTATAAAGAGGGAAATCACAGCTTTATACCGAAAACTTTGTTTAACCTTGCCCATGTTAAAGCAAAGCAGGCTGAATGGAGAGCAGCCGATGACCTTTATTTTGAGGGGAAAGAATTGGCTGAAAAAAATCGCAACACATACGATCTTGCGAAACTTGAAATGCTAAAGGGGCTTTATTTGATTCATGATGTAGACTTAATTAGGGAGTCCTTTAAGTTCTTCAAAGACAATGGTCTGTATGCTGATATGGAAGACTATGGTGTCATCGCTGCAGAAGTTTTAGAGGGTAAAGAAAAAGTTCGCGATGCCTGTGAGTTCTACCGAATTGCATACGACGGAAGAAGACAAATTCAAAGGAGTGGGATTGTAGATGAAATCTAAGTTATTGATTTGTGCCGTTCTTTTATTAAGTGCAGTTGGCGCGATTGGTTCCTCATACGTCCAAGCTGATTATCCTTCTTATAAAGTTTCGGAAAGGTTAGCATCCTAATAACAACTAAACATTAACTAACTATTGAAGGACTAATTAATTTGATATACATTCAGTGCATGTTTCATCACATCAATGATACAGAAGAAAAGCCCTTCACATTTTTCAGAAGGGCTTATTTCATTTCTACGCCAACAATATCCTCAAATTTAATAAGGTTGGTGTCTCCTTTAGAATCCACAACATGGAAAGTGTTGTGCAGCTGGTTTATGTAATGAATATGACCCTCTATTTGAACGATCTCCCCGGTTTCCGGTCCGTTAAGCATTGGCAGCGGCTTAAATACAGAAAACAGGACTGGATTATTAAACTCCATTGCTTCACTTATGATGATTTCCATATCTTCGATCTGAGACGTGTCAAGAACCGGTCTTTTCACTTTGTTTTGTCTGCTTTCTAATTCGCGAAGAAGGCCGACATGCTCTGGTAGCATCATGGCCGTCCATTTGATTGATCCCCGATCTTTCAAGTTGTCATCTCTCATGGTGTTCATCTCCTTGAGATGATTATAAGGGAACGTTTGTTCTGTTTTCAACAAGAAATAAAACCCATCCTTTCGAATGGGGTCATAATTTAATTTAAGAGTTGAGAATAATTTTTTTCACTGGTCACCATTTTTTCACCAGATCTTTTATAAGAGAATTTGGCTAAAGTTCCGTCTTCATCTATATAGGGTGCTTTCCAAAATACAGAAAGTTCACTAATACTTCTGTCTTCCTCAGCAAGGCGAGCAGCCAAATCTTCACTATACAGTTCAATCATCTTTTTTGTTGTTGCTGATGAGTTTTTAAGATCAAATGATAAGTGAACTAACGCAATGTATTGATCTTTTTTATCATTTCCAAAATCTTGATTGACTTCAATGTCTTCAACAGAAACGTTCTTTAAATGTTCATCGACCAAACCTTCGATTTTATTTCTAATATGGCTTGTCTCATTCTCAGAAGATGCGTCATTTAATTCTGATTGATCACTTTTAGTAATTAACCCATATTCACTTTTGACACTTAATTTATCAGCAACAAAATGTAGGGATACAGCTGCATGACTTTCTAAGCCATCCTCTCCGTCGAAATCATAATCTGTTGATGAGTAGTCACCAATTTTTTCTTCAGATTTTGCTTTGCCCCCAACAATTTTTTTGACTTCATCATAAGTCATGCCTTCTTTTATTTTTTTATATTCTTCTGGAGTAATGGTGGCAACTGGTTCGTTTTCGTACTTTAGAAAAAGTTTATTAATTAGTGCTATTGAAAGTAAAGTAATAATACAAAAAAGAGCCAGTCGAAGTCCAGCTTTTCTTGTTTTACCTGGGATTAGCATTAATACACCTATAAGTGTTCCTATAATCATAAAAGCAGCAAATAATGAAATAAATAAAGCCAT